GTTTAGCGGCAACAGTAGGCAATCCTAAGGAGCTTAAAAACCAAGTAAGTGCAATCAAGGAGTCGTTCGAAGCTATAGGAACAATGTCTGGAATATTACAAAGGTTTGGTATAGATCCAGAAGAAGGCTCTAAAAAGACTTCTAATTTTACACAGGCCAGCATAGGAGCATCAAGGCTCAATGCACTGCTATTAAACCCTGGTTTTAATTCAGTCATAGGGAAAGTAAAAGACTTTGCCGGCGGAGGAAAAGCGGCTCTACCTAAAACCAGCCAGTCTAGGTTGGCAGTAAAAAGAATAAAAGCTGCTGCTAAAGTATTTTCTCAAATCGATAAAGTGCTATCAGGTAGATCTAAAGGCGGAGAATTTAGTGAGCTTATAAATAACCCTAAGAGGGCTGAGGTTCTTGCTAAGAATATAACTAAGATCGATTCAGCATTTAAAAAAGCTGGAGGAATAAAGACCATAGCTGGAGCACTAGACGGCGGAGGAAAAATCCTGGTAGAACATCAAGCGGGAATAGAAGTTAACATGCATGTGTTTATTGATACTAATCAACTTGTAGGAAAACTGTTCAATGTAGTGGCCGGCGGAGAGGGTACACCTTCCGGTGCTGTAGGGCAAAAGATAAAGTTTCAGAGGGTAAGGCGGTAAGGTATAAAGCAAAATGAACGAAAAAGATAAAGAAGCTTTTGGAGAGGCGGCTCTAGAAGAATGGAGAAGACAAGTTAAAAACAAAGAGGGAATAGGGGCTATGTATCGCACTTTTTTTCCTGATTCTGATGAAAATTGGGATAATTTAATGGAATCCTATATAAAAAAAATAGGCTGGGTTGCTTTTGCTTTTAATCAATCTTTAGCAGGTGCGAATAAAAAAGATATAGAAAAAGTGGTTAAAGATATAGCCGTGAAAAAAGGTAAGTAAAAATGCCAACCTTAGGAGACTTCATAAGTAATGCCGACCGCGGCACTAAAGGTTTACAAAAAGCTGGAGTAGACAACCCGGCGTTAAGGCAGTATATTTCATCTGTATTTTTTCCTTATAAACCTGACTCTTCAGGAACAGTAGCAGTTGGAGATGATATAGATCCTTTTACGGTACAGTTTCTAGGGGATTTTTACGAAAGCGTAAGGTTTAAATCCCCCGGTGACGCCATGGCTGAATTTTCACGCGAAACAGAAGACTCGCCTTTATCACTTTTCTGGAATTCTGAATCAGAGCTTTCAGATCACTATATTCCTGATGGAAATAACCAAGCATTAAGCACAACGCTAAGAAGGATTTTTACTGCATATAGCGCAGATAAAGAATCTGAATTCGGAACTTTTCAAGACGGAAAAGATCCAATACCAGAAAACAGCGTTTTATCATCTGCCTTAATAGAAAAGCTAAACTCTAATAATAGGTTTAATCCTGGAGAAAACAGTCCTTTTTTTGACATAGATGCAGCGCAGCTAACAACTACTGGAAACCACTTCGTATATAATTCTTCCTCTGTTATAAGAGGGACTTTGCCGCCTTCTGGTTCTAACAAATTCGGCGTCTACGACTTAAATTTAGCGCCGGTAACCGTCAAAGAGATAAGACGTTCGGTATTAACAAATCTTATAGGAGCAACTGGACACGACAAAATACTAGATGATGACACTGTAGATATGGGGAATTTTAATTTTGATGTTCAAGGAATAAGAGCTAATCCTATAGCATACGGACAACTTCCATTTCCGGGAATGGGAAAAATCAGCATGTCCTCCATGGGCATACAAAGATCGTCTTTAATAAATGACGAAGGCGGCTCTGAAAACGCTTCCGAAGAAGACTCCAGCATAAACAGTAAGTCTTTTGGCCAAATGAACTCTCCTGCAGAGCCTTTTCACTCTCCTTTCGCATTAGGAATGATCATGCCTGCTTTATTGAGTTTGATAACCTTGTTTGCTCTTTTCTTTTTACTTAGCTTGTTTTTCGGTGGCCTTGAAACAGCAGCAAAAGCAGAATCTGCGCTTAAAGGCGGTGGCGGAGAAAAGGATCCCACCAAAGGTGAAGCAGAACATATTTTAGACCCTAAAGAAGATATACGAGATTATCCTTTTGGATCAAACACTAATTTATCAGAACCGGAGGATTTCTTACCTATACTTATTCGTTTTATGCAATCATCTCTAGACTGGCCTTTTTATCAAAAGTACAATTTTTTTAGAAATGCTTTTAGAGGCCTAATAGTATTCATGGGAATGTCGGCGAGATTTGACGAAAATTCAAAAAAAATATCCACCAAACCCGCCGAAATATTACCTGCCTTAATGGGCATAATTAAAACACCAGGCTACTATACAGTAATAACTAAGCAAGTCATGAGAGAGTTTGATAATATAGTAAAGGGTTTTGAAGAGTTTGGAAATTTAAACTTATTTGATCTTGCTTCGTTTATAAGGGTTGTACTAGGCCTGTTTGAATCGATCAGAGAATCGGCCACTTGGAGGTTTATTCTTACTACTTCAAATATAGGTGAGCAGATAGGTAAATCGATTTTAGACCAGCAAAATCCTAGTTGGGCTGGACCGTATGCAGACTCTTTTAGAGGAAAAAACATTAACCCTCCATCGAACAATAATGCAAGAAGGGCAATGTCTAGAGTATCCGGAAAGCACATGGGGAAATCTCATCTATCCCCTATTTCTATTTCGGATTTTTCTTCTTTGCTGGTATCAGGCCAACAACATGACTCTTCTTTGCAAGGGCTCAAGCAGTATACCGAGGGGTCAATTCAAGCATCTGGCACGCCAGCTTACAAAGCGACCGTCAATAACAAGTATAAGATATCCCGAGAGGTTATAGAAGAGTACGAAAAAGCTTTAAATTCAGAATACTGCCCTTTCTATATACAAGATCTAAGAAACAACGAAATAATAAACATGCCGGCTTTTATAACTGCGCTAAACGACAATTTTCAACCAGAATACTCCACAACGAACGGCTACGGAAGAACGGATTCTGTTAAAGTATATACTAGAACAAGCCGTCAAATACAGATTTCGTTTAAGCTTGTAGCCATGAGTAAAGAGGATCACGAACATATGTGGTTTGTTGTAAATAGATTAGTTACGATGCTGTATCCTCAAAGATCTATTGGTAGACCCGTCAAAACAAAAGAAGGAGGAAAGTTTATTCAGCCATTTTCATCCGTACCGACAACCTCCCCTTTAGTAAGATTAAGGCTGGGTGACCTATATCGCTCCAATTTTTCTGAATCTTCGTTTGCTAAAATGCTTGGCTATCCAGGTAAAGTAGTACCTCCAGGGTCAGAGCTTACTGAAGAAGATCAAGCGAAATTAAATTCGTTAAGTACCAGCATAAAATTAAAACTGCAGGATTTACAAAGTCAAATCTACGGTAAATTTGACGGCATTCTTAATGTGTCAATGCCTGCTGAAAAGAAAAAAGAGAAATTAAGCGAATTTGTTACAAGGTATACTGACGCAGACGCTAGTGATGCTAACGCAGTCAAAATCCTCGCCGGCGCTGACTACGCTATAGGGAGTTTTAAAGAATCCAGCGGATTATTAGGCGCCGTTTCTGCACTACTGCCAGGAAGCAAGCCTAGCGAAAACGGCGGCTCAATCTTTAGCGGAAAAACAAATCGTATGGGATTAGGCAGGCTTAAAAAAATATTTATTCCAGGCAAAAAGATATTAGAGGGCCATAAATACACAGCGCCTGCCGACGCAAAAGTTTACGCAGCCATTGAAATTGTTCACTTTTCAAAAGGGCCAATTAAAGACTTTTTAGACGATCTTATAAAGGCTAAAAAATCAGACTCAGAAAATCCGCAACGAGCCATGTCTAAAATTTTTGAGAAAGCCCAGAAAAAAGCTCAAAATTCAGAAAACAAAAAAGAGTTCGGTCTTTTTAAAAAAATGAGGGAAATAGGCATAAACAAACAGGCAATGATGGCTGCAGCAAACATAAAATCGAACGATCCCGATAGCTCTATAGTTTTATACGTGTCGGTAAATAAAATGAGGCCGTTTGTTCATTACAAAGTACTTTTAAATGAAATAAAAAATGACCCGGACGTCAAACGGCTTCTCACAAGTGCAAAAGAAGCAGATGACAAAAAGAAAGGCGTGATCGAATTTATTAGAAAAAATGTTTTCTATAAATCCTTCATGCAAAATGCCGGCTACGGTTTAGCAGGTGTAATAACTCAGTTTAGCTTAGACTACGGAGACTCAACTTGGGAAATTTCAGAAAACAGTAAAGCGCCTAAAAAGATAGATGTAACCATGTCTTTTGACCCTATACATGATTTGTCTCCAGGCCTTAGTTCAGAAGGTACAATGATGAACCCTGTTTTCCCGGTAGGCAATGCCTCTGGCGGTCATAAAAGTCCGTGGGTCAAAGAAAAAGATCCTGAGCTAGCGTTAAAGGATTCTTCTGTAGAAATGATAAACGCTAAGTTAGACGGGTTAGCTAAAGAAGCAGCACCCCCATCGTTCCCGCCAGGTTTTTAGGAGATTATTTTGGCTATTTCTAGATACTTTAACGACCTAAAGATAGGTAAATTTATAGGCACGGCTCAGAAGTTAGATGCGATAAGATCAGCAGTTAAAACCGGTTCTATACAGTTTACCATTATAGTACTGTCCGAAGGTCAAAGGCTTGATCAAATAGCTAACCAATACTACGGAGACGGAAGGTATTGGTGGATTATAGCTGCTGCTAGTAACGTAGGTTGGTGGTTGCAAGTTCCTTCAGGCACTAGACTAATAGTTCCTACTTCGTTAGAGCAAATTGAGGTTCTATAATGTCTAACGGCCATTTAAAAACATCTACGCGCGAGGGCACCGCTGATCAAACGTTAGCACAGGGAGAGAAAGCAACAACTGGTGACCAGATCTTAAGTCTTGAAGTCAATCCTCGCGTTCTAGAGCTTGGTCGACTTTTTAACCAATCTGCAGCCATTGTATCTCGAAATTTTTCAAGTTTAAGTGGCCTATTAACAGGAAGAAGAAATACAAATGTCGGACAACCTAATGAATTGCCCCCAATGGACGATGGCGGATCAGGGGACGCGCCCATGGGCGATGGCGCCGGCGGAGGAGAAGCCGCTCCCATGGGTTCAGGCGAACTTATGGAAAATTTTGTTAAGGAAATTGGAACATTATCCAATGTAACCTTGAACGAGAATTTAGTCTTGAGATTTACTAGAGATCCGGACGCAATTATTTACAGCAAGTTATATTCTTCGGGCGAGGCATATACGTCTGTATACGACATGAATATTAACACTTTTGAAAAAGAATCTTTTTTTTCAGAACAATCGGCGATACAGATGCAAAATGTCGAGGCGATCGCTAAAGGTTTTCAAAAAAAAATTAAAGAAGAGCTAAAGAACAAAGATGGAAAATACCTTTTCTATGATTCAGGAGTTATTAAAGATGGAAAATTAGTTGCAAGGCCGAAAACAGATAGCTCTTTTTTCATGACAATTGAAGGTCATCATTTGTCTAAACTAAGACAGAAATTAAAAAACCCAAACGACCGATCTTTGATGCTAAGTCAGTATTTAGATCGGTCCATCGATTTAAAAGATGATTCATATCCTGGTATAGGAGCAATATTAACGTTTAGATGCGACATGAATCTTTCTGAATCTAACACTTACGAAGCTCAATATTTTTCTGAGCATGCAACCACTGCAGTTATGTCTAAAGCTATACCTTTTTTAAACGTACAAGTTGTTAATCAGCTAGATGCAGACTATATGAAAAAAGACGGAAACTTAGAAATGAATAGGGCTTTTGGCATGTCGATGGAGGATTTTTTGTCAGGAAACACAATTGACGAGAAAACTATACCTATAGGCATAACTGATTTATCAGAATCGGGCAAATCTGAAAATATAAAAGGCAGGGCTATTACTTCAGGTATGGAAATATTTACTACCCCTCAGACTTTTGCCAATCCAGATAGAGACATCGAATCAAATGTAATATCAGATTTAATGAGACCGTATCTTTCAATCACTGGCTTTGAAGTTAGAGTAACGGGCCTGGGGTTTGGAACTGCTGCTTACAAGTTAGCGAATCTAAAGATGCGGCTACATGATAGATCTAAGTTAAAAAAAATAGGAAAGCTCTTATCGCCTGATTATTACGATAGCGTAAGATTTAAAATAACTTACGGATACAGCGTAGCGGGAGCAAATCTTTCAGGAAAACTTCCTGAAGATTTCGTTAACAGGATGAAACTTCAAGAAAACTACCAAGTCGCAAATAGCTCCTATACACTAAATGATTCTGAAGTTGACATAGATTTAACGCTAGCCAGCGTCGGCACCGCAGCCGTAGATGAAACCGATATTACTCCCAAGGGATTAAGCGTAAGCTACAAGCAATGTTTAGGTATATTAAAAAAAGCGAGAGAAACTTTACTGGGTATACAATCTAAGGGTTTTACAGATATAAAAATCCCAACTGTTATAGAAGGAGAAGGATATCAAGACTTTTTTAGTTTTAACGAATCTACTCTAAAAGAAATTAGGGAGTTTAACGCCAAACTTCAAACTAAAGGCGGGTCAGATGCAAAAGAGGCGGCAAAAAAACTAATATCGCTGTTCGGATCTCCTAAGCGTTATAAAAATTCCAAAGTATCTGCGGCTAAAAAAAGTAGAGCTAAAGACATAAAATCGATAATAAATAAAAAATCTACCCCTAAAACGCCTGATCCTTTTTTGCATAAGTGTTATTTTGGACCAAGTTCAAAATTAGAAACTAGGATGAATGACTCGACCTATATATCCTTAGGTCACTTAATAATGAAGTTTGTCGGTCCAGCGCTTCATAGACAGTCTGGCGGCACAGAAGTATTATTCAATTTCGGGTGCTGTAACCAGCATGCAGGAGCTTCATTTGTAGAAAATTTAGCAAGTGTACCTTTAGAGAAATCAAAAGTTATAAAAGCATTATGCGACGACGACGACGCAGTTTTTAAGAGTCAATCAAAAGTTACAATTAGTAAATTTATTGCAGAAATCACTAGAAAGCTTCTCTCGGATCAAAACACTGTAGCCTACTTTGGAATCGATAGAAAAAAATTTAAAACGACAAATGACAAAGAAAATGCTTTAAGAAAAATATACAACAACGGGGTGGGATCAACGAAACAAACTGTTGTTTTTAAGCCTATAAGTTTAGGCGTAAAAATAGATTCCGGGCCGCTGAGCGAAACTAGCCCAGGAAGTACTTTTGTAAAGATCGATGAAAAAAAGAAAGTTATAAGAATAAGCATATTTGACATGGCCCACAATTCTAAAGTAACTATGCAAGATCTACTAAGCGCGGTTGACGATACCGGGAAAATAGAGTTGCCTGTGAGAAAAGAAAGAGGAAGAGTTTATGGACCTAAACACATGAACCTAGTTCTATCTCAGATAAAAGACATGGATTTTGCTATAGACAAAAAAGAAGGCCTTGACGGCGATGGAAACAAGATACCCGGAAAAGTTACTTTAAAAAGAGTTCCAGGTATACATAACAGCATAAAAGAGCATATAAAATCGTACGCCGGAAGCCTAGTGTATGGAACCGACTCATCTTGCATTATAAAGGCAGATCTTTCCTTAGAGGCCGATTCAACGATATTAAGTCAAAGGTTAGTAGAAACCAAGGCTCCTGACGATGGTGACGGAGCTCAAGCCAACGATCTTCCTATGCTGGTAATGCCAGGTTCTTTATCGTTGCAATGTTTTGGTTGCCATTATTTTCACGTAGGCCAACAGCTTTTTATCGACTTCGGAACAGACACTACATTAGACGGATTCTATTCTGTTATATCGATTTCTCACAATATCGGAGAGGGTAAATTTATCACTTCTCTAGAAATGCTTCCGACAGGAACCATGCCGATCTATAGATCTATGGCATCTTTGGCTACAAACATCGATACAGAAAACAAGTAATTTTTTCTACTTTGCTTATCGCTTTATAAATTTGAAGAAAACCACTACATTTTTAAAATGTTGTCAATTAGCGAAAAAACAAAGAGTTCCTTAATAGAAATATTTGGATCGGAATACCCTTTAAGCAAAGATTATTTGCTATTAATGAAATCCTTAAAGGTAAAGCCATCGGATTGGAAAAAATATGTACCAAACCATGTTTGCAGAAAAACTAGCAGACAGATAGACTCTAAAATAGAAGATATTTTTTCTGTAAAGAAAAACGTAGACTATGCACTGTTTCATGAAGGCTGTATTGAGTTTATAGAATCTCTTCAATCGCCTGAAATTGACTTTGAAAAAGCTAATAAGCTAAAGCTTAAGCATAAAAATCTAGAAAACGTAAATTTTAGAAGACTAAAAAAAACAGAGTATTCAAACTCAAAAACAGCTACTGGTAGAATGACTGTAACATCCGGCTTTAATATTTTGACTGCACCCTCATCTTTGAGAAAGTGCATTAAGTCAACATACAAAAACGGGCACGTTATGCAAATAGACTTAATATCTGCTGAACCTAAGTTTGCACTTCATGTGTCTAATATAGATATGCCAGAAGATGTTTATGACGACATATCAAAAAAACGCAACATGCCAGATTTGACTAGGCTGCAGATTAAAACAGCAGTTATTTGTAGCTTATACGGCCAGTCAAAAAGTAGGCTGTCAAACTCTCTTCCTTCCAACATAGACGCAGGAAAGGTAATATCAGAAGTAAAAAATTATTTTAGATATGGTTTTTTGATCAAAATGCTTTCTAACTCTTTTGATAATGACGACTTTAGAAATTATTTTGGACGTCCTCTTTTAACAAAAGACAAGGGGTTAATTCTTAGTCATTATCTGCAAAGTAGTGTAGCTGACTGTTCCATATCGATGTTTTCTAAATTTTGTAAAAAAAATAAAACTTCGATAAAGCCTTACTATATTATACATGATGCCCTAATATTTGATGCATCACGAGAGTTTATAGAAAAACATAGGCCCGGTTCTATTATAAATTTAGAGTGCAGCGGAGTTAATCTTGCTGCAAAAATCACCAAAGTTTAATAATTAATATCATGAGAGATTTAGAAAATATACATAAGATCCTTAGAGAGGTACTTCAAGAAAACGAAGAAGCTGCTGAAGCTGCTGAAGTAGAGAAAGAGCCAGATCCCAAGGAGAGTAAGCCCAAGTCTTCGAAGAACGCCGGAACTATATCTACAAAGGGGGCGTTTGGATCAGGTGGTAGACCTCAAAAGTTTATTTCAAACCTAAAGTCTAGAGCTAGATCTCCAAAAACAGCGCCAGGACTGTTGAGAGACCTAGGTATAAATAGCAGGCCTTCTGGAGACGCAATATCAAAAGTTCTAGATGTAATAAACCAAGGAATACATGGTAACGAGCTTCTTTCTCAGGCTTATCTAGGTGCTATTAAAAAAAATTCTGCTATGGATACTACAGGCGAAAAAATATTGGAAGATGTCGTAGAGGTTACGGTTTCTGGAATAGATAAAAAAAACGGCGTTAGGTTTTTAGCCGAAATGTTAAATGCGTGCATAGTGTCGGATTTTATAACTTTGGAATCAGGAGTTCAGTTTGTTCAAGGTTCTGGAAATACAATTTTATTAAAACAGTTCTGAACAAAAAGTGTTTTTCTATTAATCTTTTTTATGATTAAAGAACCACAAGAATTAATAGCTAACTTTGAAAAATATTTAAGCATACTGTCTAAAGTCGTAAGCAGTGATTCTATAAACAAAATAGAGTCTTCTTTTGGCGAAAGATTAGTTGTAGCCCCCAGGTCTTTAAAGCTAAAAGACGGAGGATACCCAGGTGCGTTAATAGACTTTTCATTGTCGGTAGCATCCAATGCTAGCTTAATGTCGAAACATTTAAATAATAAAAAATCGTTAGTTAAAGTTTCTTTACTCCATGAATTAGGAAGACTAGGCGACTTTGAACAAGATTTATATCACAGCCAAGATTCTGATTGGCACAGAGAAAAACTGGGACAACACTATAAGTACAACGAAGAATGTCTAAGGATGTCTATATCCAACAGAACTTTATGGTTATGTTCTTCTTTGGGTATAAACTTAGATCAAAGCGAATACATAGCGGTATTAACATCGCAAGGTTTGCACCTTCCTGAAAATCAATTTTACGGAAACATGAATAACCCCGTTGTCATAGGGTTACAAACTTCTCGTGGTATAGTCCTTTCAACTCATAATTAATTTTATGATAATCTTAGAATCAAAATTAAGACAATTTATAAAAATGATATTGGAAAAAAAAGATTTACTTCTAGAGCCTGATTTTCCAAAAGAAAAAATGGACAGTGAAGAGAAGGAAGCATCTATGGCAGGAGCAGTAGCAGGAGTAACTGTACCGCTAGGTGTAGATTCAACATACCCAAATAAAAGATCAAAGAAAAAAAAGCCTGCACACAAGGTTGCCGGAAAATCTTTCGGCAACGCAAAATTAGCCAAATAAAACCTATACAATCTTAGCTTCACGACAATATTTTAATTACTAATTTAATAGTTGCTAATTTAAATATTTAGGAGGTTAAAATGGCAATTGATTTAGACGCAATTCGAAGAAAGCTAAACCAGCTATCAGGTCAAAACACAAAGAAAAACTCTATGTGGAGGCCCGTTGAGGGAGAAGAACACACGGTTAGAATCTTATCTTTCCCAGATAACGATGGGCAGCCATTTAAAGAAAGGTGGTTTTACTACAATATCGGAAACAACCCTGGACTATTGGCGCCATACCAGTTCGGAAAAGACGATCCGATCCAGGAGTTAATAAACAAACTGAGAGATGATGGCTCTAAAGAATCTTACGAGCTAGCAAAGAAGCTATATCCGAAGATGAGGTGTTATGCTCCCGTAGTCGTTCGAGGCGAGGAAGATAAAGGCGTTATGCTTTGGTCTTTTGGAAAGATGGTGTACCAGTCTCTTCTCAACATAATGCTCGACGAGGATTACGGAGACATCACGGATCCTATAGAGGGAAGAGATGTAAAGGTTATCTGTACAAAGGCGCCAGGCCGCATGTGGGCTTCAACAGAAGTTAGACCTAGGGGTAAATCATCTAAGCTGACCGAAAGTACGACAGAGGCTAAAAAGATGCTGGACAGTATTCCTTCTCTAGACGAACTCTTTACATTAAAGACCTACGAAGAATTAGAGAAGATAGTCAACGATTGGCTTAATGGAGACACTGAAGAATCATCCTCAGAAGGTACGTTCCGAGGCGGCAATTCAAGCTCTAATCAAAGTACTGCTGGAAGTCAGAGCGACACAACAAAATACAAGTCTCTAGATGATGCTTTTGCAGATCTAGAAGACCTATAAAAAAGGATACTGAAAATTGGCTAAAAAATCTAACAAAGCCCAAGATTTTACAGACGACTTAATAAAGTCTTTAAATAAAGAGCATGGTGCAAAAATTGCTTATAACTTAGCTCATGACGATTCACCTACTCACGTAAATCGTTGGATCAGCACCGGCTCTAAGCTTTTAGATTACATAGTTTCAAATAGACCTGACGGTGGATTGCCTGAGGGCCGAATCGTAGAAATATTCGGCCCTCCTTCTATAGGCAAGTCACACATCGCTATACAGATAGCTAAGTCTACGCAAGACGCCGGAGGAATAGTTGTCTATATTGATACTGAAAATGCAACTAGTGTAGAAAATCTGTCTTTACTAGGGGTAGATATCAGTAAAAGATTTGTCTACGTAGATACACACTGCACAGAAGAAGTTCTTTCTATAGCCGAAGCAACTATACTCAGGGCAAAAGCCATGAATAAAGATGTTCCGATTACTATCATCTGGGATTCTGTCGCAGCAACATCTCCTAAGGCTGAGCTTGTCGGGGATTATGACAAAGAAACTATAGGGTTGCAGGCTAGAGCCATCTCAAAAGGCATGAGAAAAATTACAGGAGTTATAGCTAACCAGAATGTTTTAATGATTTGCTTAAACCAAATTAGAACAAAGATCGGAGTTATGTTTGGCGATCCGACGACAACTCCTGGCGGAAAAGCTATTCCTTTTCACTCTTCTGTAAGAATTAAACTTGGCGCTGGACAACCTATACTGGACAAAAATAAAGAAGTTGTTGGAATAAACGTTTCTGCAAAGACTATTAAAAACAAGGTTTCTCCTCCTTTTAGAACAGTAAACTTTGAGATACATTTTGGGGTAGGCATAAAGGAACACGAGCAGGTTTTTGATGTCCTTAGAAAACACGGACCGGAAACTTTTGAAGGTCGAACAGTTGCAATAACAGGTACCGGCGCATGGAAATCACTAATAGTAAACGACTCTAAAACTGGAGAAGTAATATTAGAGAAAAAGTTTTATAAAGCAGATTTTGACGAAATATTAAAAAATCCAGACTATGCTCCCTATTGCGATCTATTAATGCAGAGAGCTATGATAAAAACCATGTCAGATAACTCAAACGTCGACATCGACGTAGAGTCATATGAAGAGGTCAAAAGCATTTCAATGGAAATTTCAGATGAGCTGATAAACCCGGAGGAATAATGAAAAGGCCGATACTGTTAATAGATGGCTTAAATCTATTCATGAGGCATTTTGTTGTTAATCCAACTATAGATGATTCTGGAAATCACGTAGGTGGAGTCGTAGGTTTTCTGAAGTCGTTAGGTTACTTAGTAACTCGAGTTAATCCTTCCAGGGTAATAATAGCATGGGAAGGAGGTGGCTCTTCTAGAAGAAGGGCCATTTTTAAAAACTACAAAAACAACAAAAGACCTCAAAAGCTAAACAGGTACTATGGCGATCAAATTCCTGACACGGTAGAAAACAGAAACAACCAGATAGCTAAAATAGTTTCTGTACTAAGATCTGTTCCTGTAGACCAAGTTTATATAGATAACTGTGAAGCAGACGATATAATAGGGTATATTGTAAAATACAAAATAGAACAGAGGTCTGTTGTAGCATCTTCAGATAAAGATTTATATCAACTGTTATCTAAAAAAACTATACAGTGGTCTCCAGGCCAAAAAAAGTTTATAACGATAAAAGACCTAATAGACAAATTTGGAATATCAGCAACAAATTTTTGCACAGCCAGATCTTTCATAGGAGATCCATCAGACGGTGTAGACGGAATAAAGCTAGCAGGATTTAGATCTTTGTCTAAAAGATTTCCAGAGCTAAACAGTGACATTTTTTTTAGCGTTCAAGATGTGTTTGAGAGCTGTAAAAAACTAGAAGATAAGAAAAAACTAAAGATACATAAAAATATTATAGAGTCTATAGACATAGCTAGAAGAAACTGGAAGCTAATGTATCTAGATATATCTAATTTGTCTGCAGAGCAAATAAAAAAAATTGACTTTTGTTTAGAAAATCAATGTAAATCTGCCAACAAAATGCAATTATTAAAATCAATATCAAAACTAGGAATAAAGAATTTTGATGTTGACACTTTTTATTCAAGTATGACTAGTATTAGGAAAAATAATGTCTGAAGATTTTTTGCCAACTCGCTCAAGCAACCCTCATTTCGGCCACTACGGAAAGTCGTTTCAAGAAAAGATATTTCAATCTTTGATATCTGACAGAGAATGGGCGGCCCAGATGGTAGAGGTTATGGATCCGACTTTTTTCGACGTTTCTTATTTGGAATATCTTAGCGACAAGTTTTTTTCTTACTATAGAAAATACAAGTGTTTTCCTACTCTTGGGTTGCTGGTAACAATAATAAAAGATTCTCTTTCTGAAAGAGATGACACTATATTAAGAGATCAAATTGTTCAGTTTTTGCACAGAATAAAGTCTAGTCCCGATGTTAGCGATCTTGCTTTTGTAAAAGACAAGTCATTAGATTTTTGTAGAAAGCAAGCCTTTAAGGATGCTTTAGAGCAGGCTGTAGATCTTATACAGACTGAGAAATTTGAGCACGTATTAACTCTAATGAGACATGCAGTTTCTGTAGGCCTACCTAGTAGTACAGGTCATGATTTTTTTGAAGATGCAGAGGCTAGGTTTGTAAAGATAAATCGTCAAGTTTGTCCTACCGGATTACCTAGACTAGACGCCAAGGATGTTCTTCAAGGTGGTTTAGGCCGAGGAGAAATCGGGGTAGTCACTGCAAACACCGGCGTAGGTAAGTCTCATTGGCTTGTTGCTATGGGTGCTAACGCGATGAAGAGCGGAAAAAATGTTCTTCATTATACTTTCGAGTTAACAGAGCACGCGGTTGGCCTTAGATATGATTCTAATTTATGCAACATACCTTCTAACGAAGTCCAGGACAAGAAATCAAAAGTCATGGAACATTATGAAAATTCTGAGTACGGAAGACTTGTTATAAAAGAATACCCCACAGGGTCGGCTACAGTAATAACAATTAGAAACCATGTAGAAAAATTAATGCTAAAAGGGTTTCGGCCTTCTGTTATCATCATAGACTATGCTGACATTATGAGGTCGACTAGAAGCTACGATTCTCTTAGGCATGAGCTAAAGTTAATATATGAAGAGCTTAGAAATTTAGCGATGGATCTAAACATTCCTATATGGACTGCATCGCAGGCCAATAGAGATTCTGCTAATTCAGATATTGTCGGCTTAGAAAATATGTCTGAAGCCTACGGTAAGGCTATGGTAGCGGACTTGGTTCTATCTATATCTAGAAAAGCTACAGAAAAGTCAACAGGTTCAGGCCGATTATTCGTGGCTAAAAATAGAGCTGGTAGAGACGGAATACTTTTTCCTATTCACATTGACACTTCAAAGAGTACTTTTGAAATACTGGATGACAATTCTCTTACTTTAGAGGAAGCCGTAAATCAAAACCAAAATGATATGAAAATGCTTTTAAAGAAAAAGTGGAAGCAGGTAGAGGAAGAAAATGGAAAAGCAAGTTAGTTTTAGGTTTACTCAAGAATGTCTAGAGGAGCTTGTTTCTAGCAATCAGTCGCCTAGAGACGTTGCTGATGAAATAATAGGAGATGGCTATATAGACTTATTCAACATGTCCGAAGAGTCTATTATACTAGGAAGAACAAAGTATATTGCATACGGAGAAGAAGACTGCACAACTATTAAGACTGGAATTAAGCTAGCTTTACCTTCCGGAGTAGTCGGCATGTTAGTAGGAACTAGCCAATTAAATTCAACGGGCGTAATTGTTAGGCAAAATGTTTTTTTTAGCGGAGATACAGAAGAGGTTGAGGTGAGTTTTTTAAACCTGGGTGAGAAAGATGTTGTTTTGCAAAAAGGATTTAGGATCCCAGCAAAAATTATTTTTGTTTCTACCGCTAAGTCTATTGGTGTCGTTAGTGATTTAGAATACTTAGAAAAGACAGCCGTCGATCAAACCAACTCGGAGAACCAATGAACGAACCAATTTTGGAAGAAAATAAAAATAGATTTGTAATTTATCCTATTAAGCACGATGACATCTGGACTTCATTTAAGAAGCAGGAAGCTAGCTTTTGGACAGCAGAAGAAATTGATCTAAACCAAGATTTAGTAGATTGGAAAAACCTCAGTAAGGACGAAAAGCACTTTATAAAGCACGTTTTAGCTTTTTTTGCCGCTAGCGACGGAATAGTTAATGAAAATTTATGTTATAGATTTATAAACGAAGTGCAGTATCCTGAGGCTAGAGCAGCCTATACGTTTCAAGCGGCTATGGAGACAATACATAGCGAAACCTATAGTCTTTTAATAGATACCTATGTAGACAATGAAGAAGAAAAACTGCAGCTTCTTCACGCAATAGAGAACTTACCTTCTGTTTATAAAAAGGCAGACTGGGCACTAAAGTGGATTGATAGTGACACTAGTTTTGCTCACAGGTTAATAGCATTCGCTGCCGTAGAAGGAGTATTTTTTAGCGGATCTTTCTGCGCTATTTTCTGGCTAAAACATAGAGGTCTGGGAATGCCTGGCTTAACTTTTTCTAATGAGCTTATTAGTAGAGACGAGGCTATGCATACCGACTTCGCAATTATGCTATATAGGGATCATTTAAAAAATAAGCTGTCAGAAGAAGAAGTCAAGCTAATCATATCTGAAGCTGTTTCTATAGAGAAAGAATTCATATGCGAATCGTTGCCTGTTTCTTTGATAGGGATGAATTCCAGCTCAATGTCTTCTTATATTGAGTTTGTTGCAGACAGATTATTAACAGATCTCGGATATTCAAAAATGTATGGAACGAGAAATCCCTTTCAGTGGATGGAAATGTTGGCCCTAGAAGGAAAAACAAATTTCTTCGAAAGAAAAGTGTCTGAATACGCTAAAGCCGGCGTCGTTTCCGGAAATAACGACCTTACTTGGGGTGAAGAATTCTAATGCATCAATACGTCGTTAAAAGTAGCGGAGAAAAAGAAACTATAAAGTTTGATAAAATAACTAGAAGAATAAGGAATCAGTGTAAAGGACTAAATAATAGCTTTGTTAGTCCGCTAAATGTAACAAGAAAAGTCGCTGAATCTGTAATAGACGGAATAACTACAGAACAAATAGATTATATGATTTCCCAAGAGTGCGCAAGGATGGTTACAATTCATCCTGATTACTCTCTCCTGGGAGCAAGAATACTGATAACTAGGTGGCAAAAATCTATACCACTAAGTTTTTCTGAAAATATAGGAATATTGTACGACTATATAGATCCTACGACTGGAAAACACGCTCCTCTAGTAAGCGCTGAAATTCACGACCTAGTGTCTAAACCTTCTTTTGCAAGAAAAATAGATCGATCTATCATACACGACAGAGACTATAATCTAGACTATTTTGGTCTAATGACTCTTCAGAGGGGCTACTTGAAGTCACACAATGGCCAAATACTAGAGACGCCCCAGTTCATGTGGATGAGAGTGGCCTTAGGAATACACGGGGAAGATATAGTCAGTGCGATAAAGTGCTATGAAAGTATGTCGCAAGGATATTATACACATGCAACCCCTACGCTCTTTAACGCGGGAACATCTAGGCAGCAAATGTCTTCTTGTTTTTTACAGGCCATGAAAGATGATTCTATCAAAGGCATATTTGAAACTTTTTTAGAAATGGCGGAAATATCAAAGCATGCCGGTGGAATAGGTGTTCATATACATGACGTTAGAGCTAAAGGGTCTTACATAGCCGGAACAGGAGGTACTAGCAACGGAATAGTGCCCATGTTAAAAGTTATGAATGAAGAAGCAAGATATGTAGATCAAGGCGGTGGAAAAAGAAAAGGTTCATTCGCTGTTTATCTAGAACCATGGCACGCTGACATCGAAGATTTTTTAGAATTAAAGAAAAACCACGGAAAAGAAGAGCTAAGAGCCAGAGATTTATTTTACGCGCTTTGGATACCAGATCACTTTATGCAGTCTGTAAAAGATGATGATTATTGGTATTTGATGTGCCCTAAAGAATGCCCTGGGTTATCTGACGTGTGGGGAGAAGAGTTTAACAGTCTATACAGGTCGTACGTAGACAAAGAAAAGTATAGAGCGAAAATAAAAGCAAGGGATCTGTGGGTAAAAATTATTAAGGCCCAGATCGAAACCGGTACTCCGTATATTTTATACAAAGATTCGTGCAATCTTAAGTCTAATCAAAAAAACCTGGGCACTATAAAGTCGAGCAACTTGTGTACTGAAATTATTCAATATTCAAAGGATGGAGAGACAGCTGTATGTAACCTTGCTTCTATAGCAGTTAATAGGTTTATTACTGATAAAAAAGTCGACTACGACAAAATAGCGTCGGCTTCCTATGAAATAACAGAAAACCTAAATAAAATAATTGATAGAAACTACTATCCTACAGAGCCTGCAGAAGTATCTAACAGTCTACATAGACCGATAGGAATAGGAATACAAGGCCTAGCTGATTTATTTGCTACGCTAAAAATTGATTTTGATTCAGATATAGCTAGAGAAATAAATAAGCGTGTTTTTTCTTCTATATACTACGGAGCTTTAAAGGCATCTTGTGATCTTGCTAAGTCAGAAAATCCTTACAGCACTTTTGAAGGAAGCCCTGCCAGCGAAGGAATTTTGCAATTCGACTTATGGCAAATTGAGCCCGACGAAAGCTATAACTGGAAATCTTTAAAAAACAAAATTAAAAAATACGGATTAAGAAATTCGCTACTTGTAGCCCCTATGCCGACAGCTTCTACTAGTCAAATACTAGGAAATAACGAGTGTTTTGAGCCTTTTACTTCCAACATATACATAAGAAGAGTATTGTCTGGCGAATTTATAATGGTCAACAAGCACTTAGTTAGAGACCTTATCGAGATTGACATGTGGTCAGAAGATGTAAAAGATGATATAATAAGAGGGAACGGATCCATACAGCACATAAACTATATACCGCAAGATATAAAATCAAGATACAGAACTGTGTGGGAAATGTCTATGAAGTCAATAATAGAAATGGCTGCAGACAGAGCACCTTATATATGCCAGTCTCAATCAATGAATCTATTTTTAGCCGAACCTAGCGTAGGAAAAGTTAACTCTATGCACTTTTACGCTTGGGAAAAAGGCTTAAAAACAGGCATGTATTATCTAAGATCAAAGCCAGCTAGCCAATCTAAAAAAATAACAATAGAAGAAAACAGGGGCATGACAGCAGAAGAACAGGCTGCGCTTGTATGCTCTTTAGAAAACCCAGAAGCCTGTGAAATGTGTAGTGGATAATGAAGTATGTATCTAAAATTTCTCCTCTAATAAAGGAAGTTGAGCTAAGAAAAAACCCTATTATGATAAGGGTAAACAAATTTGATGAAGATTCAGCTAGAAAGTTTTCAGCGGAAATTGCTGCGGCACATAACACAGGTCAAAAAATAATACCAATTGTTATTGATTCTTACGGAGGACAAGTTTACAGTCTCATGTCAATGATAGGAGCGATACAAAATTCAGAGCTACCCATAGCCACAGTGGTAGAAGGAAAAGCAATGTCTTGTGGCGCGGTTCTTTTTACTTTTGGTGAAGAGGGAAGAAGATTTATGGATAAAAACGCAACTATAATGATTCACGATGTATCTTCTATGGATTGGGGTAAGGTAGAAGAGCTCAAGGCTGGAGCTAAAGAAGCTGACCGTCTAAATAAAGCGATATACACGATGATGGCTCAGAACTGCGGAAAAGACGATGACTACTTTATGGATATAGTAGATAAAAAGAAACATGCAGATTGGTTTATAGATTCAAAAGAGGCTGTCAAGCATAATTTAGCCAACCACTTAAGAATACCCACTATGGATATCGACATATCAGTCAAGATAAAGTTAAAATGAAAAAAATATACCTTTACGAAGATGAAATAGGGTCTGTTGAGTATGTTCAACACGTAGGATCAGATTTAACTATCGTAAATTCTGCCAGAGTATCCTTCGGAAAAGAAAAGTCTGAACTAGATAGTAAAGACAAGAAGCTGATAAAGTACTTAATAAGCCACAAGCACACTTCTACTTTGGAGCACAATCTAGTTACTTTTAGATGTAAGGTTCCTTTGTTTGTTAGATCCCAACACCATCGTCATAGGACTTGGTCATATAATGAAATAAGCAGAAGGTATACTAGCGTCGACATGCAGTTCTACGAACCTTCGTCTTTTAGAACTCAACATGAATCTAATAGGCAGGCTAGTAAACAAGATATGGTTAATCCTGACCTAAACGATTTTTCTAATATGCCGCTGCCTGTTTCTCCTTACTTAGCTTCGGAAGCAGTAAGATCTCATAATCAGAAAAGTTTAAATTTGTATAACAAGCTGATAGAAAAAGGGGTGTGCAGAGAACAGGCGAGAGGTATATTGCCACAAAGCCTTTATACTGAGTATTATGCTACCTGTAATTTAAACAATTTAATAAAGTTTATTTCTCTAAGGACCCATGAAGGAGCCCAGTGGGAAATAAGGCAGCTTGCGTTAGGAATGTTAGATATAGCGAAAGATTTATGGCCTATAACTATAGATTCTTTTGAAAGTGTGAGTAATGTCAAGCTATCCAGTTAGAGGCTATATAAAGCCCGCCAGTTCTTTTTTTACCTATAGAGACTGGGGTTCTTGCGTAAATTTTCTTTTGGCTAATCAAAAAATAGGAATAGACACAAGAGGCGGAAATTTATCTTGCAAACTAAAAGACTGCGAGGGCGTAGAGCTTCAGACAGTAGAAGAAGTTTTAGATCTTTTTTTCGGTCACATAAAAGCGGACATTGATAGATATGAACTAATAAATGAAAAGTCTTACCACGACTTTATAGAAGATTTTATAAATCATAAATTTTGGGCTCTAGAAAAAAACTACTCGTATTATTTTAAAGACTTTAGCAAATGCAAGCTTTCTTTTTTTTACAGCAGAGGAGATATAGAGCCCTATGTTCTTATAGATGATTTTTTTACAAATCAGATCTACGGGAGTCTATATAACCCTATGGAAGTTCTGCACTTTACAGACGAAAGCGGACTAAAAAATCTTCAGGGCTCTATAGAGAACGGACCACAGTTTGATATTAGTACGATGACTATAAAGTCTAGAGACTTCTTTGACGAAGGTTCTAATATAGAAGTAAAAATCCTTGGTAATGCAAGAGCAGTTTTTAGAAGCGACGTAAAGTCTTTCGCTGTTTCAGACGGAAATAGGGCGGCCAATCTTCTAAGATTTGAGTATCCGGGAAAAAATGTTACTAATCTGTGTTATTCAACCAAAGGCTGTGATTCTGAATTAAAAACCGGAATATGGAATGAAATAATAGTAACCCCTATAAAAATTTTAAGTTTTAGTCTTGTAAAATAATTCATAGCTCCTATAATTTTTATGACATTAAAAGTCTAAAGAAAGGATAAATTATGAATTATAAGATGTCAGACTTCAGTATTTCTCAAATCGTCAAGCTTATTCAGATGGGTATTTTAACAGGGACAGATGTTTCTGATCAATTAAGAACTTTTGAGCTTTGCGTAAACAGCGAAGGAAATTT